CGAGAGGGTTCAAAACCTCTCCGTACTTAAAGCAGTGACCTGCACAATCCGTGTCGGACCTATTGTCTACGAACCATTCGCTCTATCTGAGAAGGGGTGGTGGGATGCCAAGGTTTTCTACCCTGAAGGGGGGGTGGAAGCCCTGGCGGAGGAGGCTCTCAAGAAGCTCCCTAACATCCAACCCACCTCCGCAGGGTATGACACCATCGAGAGGACGGTGTTTGCCGTAGCGAACGGTAAATTAGACAAAACGGACCGCATCCACTCATTGAAACAGATCCATGAGGCCGTGAAAATCGCCCAGGCTAGGGTAGCAAGTAAGCCTGAGTTTGATCGCCACTCCAGCGAGAACGCGTTAAGGGCGCGTCATGTGGTGGCCGCACGCGCCAGCAGGCTGGTACCGCGCCTGAGCTGTTGTGAGAGACTTCGCCACTGGTTGGACCCGATGGTGCTCTGGTTGGGAGGTTGGGAATATCCGAGTTTCGGCTCGCTTGCCTCGCCTATCGACTATGGAGTCTTTTACACCTTCTCAGCTGTGATTGCCATTGCGGGCATAGTTAGCGCTTGTTTCTTGGCGCCGACCATAGCTGTGCCCACAGTCTCCTCAGTGATTGGGTTCATCGGAACTCTTCTGCTAGTGGTGTTCGTGTATCGTAGACGGGGTCGGTTCAAGACCTTATCTGCGCGCATGGGCTACTACTGGTGGAAACCACCTTTCTATGAGACCATTCAACCCATTTCCGGCGAAGCGCCGTTGAACTTCAAGCCAGGCGAATACGAGGTCAGAGAACCTTACGTCCCTGTCCGGCCGAAGTTGAACACGGTGGCTAGAATTGGGCCAAGGATCTCGGCATTTGTCCCTTTTTGCTTTAGGGACGACCAACCAACTTATGAAGCTGCAATGATGAGAGCAACGCGGATCGGGTTCGATATTACCGCGTCTCGCGCCTTCGTAGAGCCGCACATGCCAGCGATAACAGAAAAGTTATTCGGCAAGAGTGCTCTCCTATGCATGCCACATGTAGACCAGTGGTACGGCGTAGATGAGTGGTTGGCCGCATGCAACTCCAGCAAGTCCAGAATCGCCGCATTTAAAAGGGTGATCGAAGAGGACTCTAAGGCTCCACCAGACGAACGTAGGCTTCGTCGGGACGTCTCACTTGGAGGCTTCATGCCGAAATTCGAGCTAACCTCAAGGTTCATAGGAATAGCTCACGAGAATGGAGAGGTGGGGAGGCGGACCGATAAGCTTCCCCGCGCAATCATTATTTCCTCCCCCCGTAAGAACGTCTATTGCGGTCCTATGTTTAAGTCTATTTCAGCAGCCTTGAAGACTTACATGGGACCTATGGCGATCGTTCCCGGGGGTGGGTCCAAGACCGACCCGTTCAACAAGTTTTTGTACCTGCCTGGGGCCACCCCCACGGACATGCACGTGTCAGGGCTTACCCAAGAGATATGGGATGCCCCGGCAGTCACGAGCGCAGACTACGGACAGTTCGACAACATCCAGCCCGAGTTCATCTCAGCCCTAGCGGACGAGCTCGTGTGGAGGATGGTCACATCTTCGGAATTTTACGGCTTGTCGATTGATATCGACGAGTTGCACTGTTCCCCGAGACAGGCCATGCAGTTGTACCGCGACACGAAAACCTTCCGAACGGAGTGCAAAAAGTTTGGCTCAAAGCCCTGGATGGTAGCCGACTTGAAGCATGCCCGCATGACGGGCGGTCCTGAGACCACGGTGATGAACACAATCCTTAATTGGGTGTTCATGGTCATCGCCGTGGTAATAAATGAAGCGCGAGGTTGCCCAACGTGGAAATACATTAGCAGCCACATCGGAAGCGGTGATGACACTTTGATCATGTGGAACGTCGGCAAAGAAAAAGCCGAGGCCTTGGCCGCACAGATCTTTGGGGTGTTGAAGCTGATGGGTCCCATCTTAGATGGAGAGACCACGATCGGGAAGCATGCTGAGGTACTGTCCAGCATCATCATCCCGTGCAAACGTAAAGGAAAGGATAGCCTCACGTGGGTGGGTCTACCCGGGCGAGCCATGGTCAAAGCAGGGTGGCTTCTGACCAGTACGGTGCCGCGCGCAGAACATGCAGCGGCTAAGTCGGCTAGCGCCTGGGAGAACCTACACCTCGTGCCCTACGGTAGACATTTGGCTCGTGCAATGGTGGAAGAGCACGGCTACGGTGTCCCGGATAGAGGCTATGGCTCGGAGTTCCGTTGGGGAGAGGAGTGCGTCGAAGACGAGAGGAAGAGGGGCGGCGTTCCCTTCTCCTCCGATCTCACATACTCCCCTTTGGCTTTGGAGCATCTGAGTGCTCGGTATGGGTATCATGTGGATCACGCGCATGAGGCCTCGTTTGCCGACCTTGCCTGCGACGCACAAATCGACGACACATTGATCGTCAAGATGGTGGAAAAGGACATCGGCCTCATCGATGAAAAGTGCACCCGAGATGCACACGGATTGCCAGCAGGTGATCCCCACCAGGCTTAGTGGGGACACCGGCGGCTGTTAAGCCGGTAGTATATCTTACAAAGCAGCTCAAGAAAGCTGTGATATATAAACTGGACTGATCTCCGGAACGATCAAAATTTTACCCTATCAATGTCACTCAATCCTACGGGCATGGGCAAAGGCTCAGGACAAACAAACTCTCGAAAGAAGAAGCAACAAGCGGCTAGAGCAGCCACCAAAGGAAGACGTCGTACCCCTCTCGCCCCGAAACCAGCAGGGAGGGGGAACGGGAGAAGCATCCGAACCCCTTCTGAGGCGACGGCGGTGTGGGCCCTCTTACACCCTCGCGTCACCACAGAGGAAGGCGACTTTCCCTTCGTCCCAGCAGGCAACCAACCATCCACCAGAGTGACGACCACTCACTCCTTCGTGCAAACGGAGATCGCGTGGACCGGTGATCCTGCTGGAACATTCGGCGTCAACCTATCCATCTACCCCAGCTCCATCATTCATGTGCGTGCAGCATCTGCCATGAGTGCGATCGGACTGGGTACTGGTGTGGCCACGATCCTGGCAGACCCTGACCAGGCAGCTTTCGTAGCCAACTTCTCTTCCATGCGCGTGACCGCCATGGCCGTGCGGGTGACCAACGTCACTCGCGCTGATGCGGTTACGTCGCGTGGTCGGATGGCCCTCGTCTCTTGCGAGCAAGGCGTCCCAAACGCTCACGGGTACGCCGCCATGCAGTCCTACATAGACCAAGGCGCTGAAGTCAACCTCGGTGGTGGTGATCTAGTGGTGGAAGTACCCTGGATTCCGAACCATCACGACAGCGACGACGTGCTAGCCGCAGTCACGATCAGGTCCCAAGACTGGAAGTGGCTGTCGCCCTCAGCCAGCGATGGCGCAGCTGGACTCGGAAACTGTTTGAACTTCCGGACTCAAGGTTCTGCGAACGTGCAGACCTTCGAGTTCGAAATCACCACTTGCTACGAGGCTGTCCCCACAATATCCACGTTCTACCACCTTGAAGACGTCGTGCTCGATCAGACGATCTATGCTCGGTTGTTGGACGATGCGTTGCGTAGGGATGGCATCTTTGGTGAGCGGATGTGGGAGTACAACGGTAAGGATGACGCCCTCACCCTCGTGAACAGAGCTACGGAGTTATTGAATGTGGCAGGGGTGGCTGTTAAGGCAGTCACTAATCCCGCACAGGCACTGACAATGTTGCTCCAGAACCCGATCGAGGTGTACGAGGGAGTCGTCTCCAGCTTCAACACCGTCTTTGGCGCGGCAGAACACTTAGCCGCCGTCATCGACGTGTTACCGCCAGAGTGCCGATTGATCCTCGATGAGGTGCTTGGGGAGATGAAGACCTCCACCCCAGCAGTGCTGCACCTCATCCGAGCTTCCAAGGACGTCCCGATGCAACCTATACGGCGTCCTACCGGGAAGGTACACAGGTCTAGTAACATTCGCGCCATCGGGAAGTATGGTTCGAAGAAGAGGTAAAACTACCGGCAGGGAGCTAGTCCCAACAACCAGCACCAGTGAATGGAAAACACTGACGACAA